CATCATGCGGCTTAGCGCACCACTTACCATTCCGCTCGCAGATTTTGCCCAATTGCTGAGCATGCCAGTGGCTCGGGACAGCCCACTGCTCAGCATGGCGGTATTTGCCGATAGATTGACGACAAGATCACCCAACGCGGCCAAAGGATGCTCCAATCATTTGCAGCGCAAATGCGACAGCGTCAGCACTTGCGGCAGGCGGTTCAGGGTTATCTTTCCAGTACGCAAAATCGTTCGGTGTCAACTTGTCGCCCGTCGTTGATTTTACGCCAACAGCATTCGCTACGACAGCCGCCAGCATCGCCAGAATGTCAGCGGCACCACGTCCACCGATGGGCTCAACGCGGTCCTTTGCTTGCCATTCCATGAATTGCTGTGGCGTCATATTGTCCAGCATTCCATCAACATCTGTGGTATGTGCGACATGCTCAGCCAGACGCAGGGCCGTCATCCTCCCTGCGTCGTGTCGGAGTTTTTTTCGATGGTTTTCAAGTCAGACTCACGAGCACCAGACAACTCCAGTGCCTTATTGACGATTCGCTCGACAATCGCGGCCGATGTGCTGCCAATGGTGTCGAAATCCGCTCGCGTGAAAATCGGCGTGCCGTCGTCATTGCGGCAGCATTTGAGCACCAGCCGCTCACGCACAAACTTGACGTTCGCGTTTGGCTTGCCGTCCGGCCCCTGCTGTTCGCTCTGAAACTGAGTCCATTCCCGAGCGGTCATCGGCCACACAGGCACCACAACGCCTTCACCAAGTTCCGGCAGTGGCACATCGACAGGTTTTGGTCGCGGCGCCGTTCGCAGCAGCTCAGGTGTCAATATCGTTCGCGTCATTATCACTGCCTCCAGTCAAAGCCATTTGCATTTTGTCTTGTGCGGCTTGCGCTGCGTCGATTTGCTCGGGACTCATACCGCATGCCACGCGGCATTCATCGTCGATCGGCACAGCCTCGCCGTTTTTGACCAATCGCACACAATCCGTTTCCGGGTGTTTGTGCTGGTCAATCAAGGTGCCGGCAGCCACGCGCCGCCGGCCGTTGATTAGCGTGATGAGCGGACTTTGCCACGAATCGGCAACGTGCAAATCACGAGTCGTTTTACATTTCATGGATCACCTACGTGGGGAAGGTTGGGATGCCATCAATCTTCAGTGTGACGGACGCCCGCAAGCCATCGGCTGCCTCGCCAGTCAGCTCAAGCCCGATGCCCGAGGACACAAAGCTCAATTCCGTGCTGGACGTGTTTGGGAAAATCATCTTCCAGTTTTTGTCATTTGGCAGCCCGTTGGTCGTCAGATGCCCGGCCGTAATCAGGTCTGTCAAGTCCTGATGTCCAGCCAATGCGGGATCCCACAACAAATCCAGCGTGACGCTGCCGCCTTCGGCGTATCCGGTGGGATCGTACGGAATGCCCACCGAGCCATCCAGTGTTCGCGATTCGTAAGTTTCGGTTTCAGTGCCACTGACTGAAAAGCCAGTGACCTGTGCGATTGCGGCGTATGTCGTGCCGCTGGTGTTGAGCTGGATGATCGTGTTTTTGACGGGCAGTTTTGCCATGGGCTTTCACTCCTTATGGACTGTACTGGAAATCGTAATCAAGGGTAATCACGTGCACGCCGTTATCTGAGCCATCGACTGCAGGCTCGTAGTCGTGAGTCTCGTCGTTGAAGATTGCGGCCCGCACGGTAAATGTTCCGGCCGCTCCGCTGTAATCCGTCAACCTAGTTTTCACCGCTTCAGCCAGTGTTTGCGCCTCTGGAAACGTGCGGCCTTTGCAATCAATATCTACGACAATGCCTCGCAGATTGCTGGTGGTGCTATCAAGTGACAAATATTCTTCGCTGCTCAGTTGACTCAGAATTAAATATGGCACAGCCGCCCGCTGCGGTGCCTTGTTGATGTAAATGCGAGCACTGACAATTGCCGAAATAGCCGACGTGTTTACCAGTAGATTCAAAATGCCGCCAATCATTTGCGCCGCCCCTTTTTTGCCGCCCGCTCCGCCTCGCGTTTGATGCCGACAGCCACCCATGTGCGGATAATGGTTTTCATGCCGCCTGCTGCACGAGAAACGATCACATCAATGGGTTGTGATTGAGCAGGCATGAAGCCGCGATTGGCTTTCATTTTGCCCGTATCAATGCGGGTCGCCTTACCCTTCCATCCGCGTCGGCCACGCCTGCCACCGACTCGCTTGCGTTTGGTGCCCGTGTATCGAGTATCTGTGCCCAAAAACCACCAGTGCACGTTGCGTGCGTCAATACCAACGCCAGGCCTGCCTTTGCGTTCTTTTTGTGTTGTGGCACGACTGCGGCCAACGCCTGCGCCCACCTTTGCGCTGGGCTCGCCTTTGTTGAATTTCTTTTTCTTTGCACGCCAGCCAATCGCCCTACGTACGCTTTTGTATCGGCCGGGCACCGATGCTTTCACTTGCTTTGCTGCGTATTGCGCTGCCTTGTTGATTGCCGGCTGCATTGCCTTGTACGGCACATTGCCTGCCATCAATCGCAGGCTGGCGATGATTTGTGCAAGACCGGACACTGTCGGCACTGCCTTCATGTCGTCCGCCTCCTGCATTGAAACTCTACAATGTCGTCGGCCAGATCCACGTTGACGACGCTGAGAATCTCGTAAATCGTGCCGTCGTAATTTATTCGCATTGCAGGCGTGGCCTGTTCAAGAGTTCTGGTCCATGGGCAGCGAAAAACAGTGTCCACGGTTGATTCCACCTGTTGCACTTTCCAAAATTCTCTGCCACCTCGTGTTTGCGCGGTCGCCCATGCTGTCGTGTATGTTGTCCAATTTGCGTCGGTGTTGCCGTTAATGTGGCCAGCCAAATCCGCGGTGCCAGCCAGTCGCTGCACCGTGATTTTTTTGTCTGGTCGCGGGCGGCACGCGGCTTTCATGTCCACACCTTGTGGTATGAGGTCCACTGCAGTGACGAAATCAGCCGTTTATATGCTGCCAAATCATGCGAGCAGCCCTCCCAATTGACGCGGCACCATTCGACAATGGCGAGTTTCGCCACGCGCGGCACAACTGTTGCGGCGCCGTATCCGGCAACCATGGTAATCTGCACCTTATTGGGCCGATATTCCTCAGTGTTTGGCCATTGCTGCGATTGCTTCAACACCAACTCTGGCGGCGTGCTCGTGAGATTGGTGTAGTATTTTGCTGCGTCGTAGGTCTGCAAAACGTCGTCCTGATCGTAGTATTTGACATGTGTGATTGACTGAATTGGAGCCAATCGAATTTCAATCGGTCCTGTCAGGCTGGCAAAATCTTCAATGTCCATTCGGACGGTTTGCGTGATCAGTTTGCGGTATGTGTCCGATTCTACTTGTTCGCGGCCGGCCTTGAGTAAATCCAACAGTTCATTGTCGAAATCACAGCCACCAATTCTCAGCCGCGTTTTGAGTTCGTCGAGCGTAATCGGCTCTGCAGCGGGGCCTGATGTAACTGTGAACGTGGGGCTGGGTCTGGGCTGGGCTTTGGGGCGGAATCCTGTGAGACCGTAAACCATTTTGCGTATCCCCTTGCAACAAGAATTTCATCCAGCCCTTTGCCGAGGCTTGTCACCGTATTTTTTGCGTGCGATCTGTACTCGCGAAGCATGACAATCATATTCCGTTGTCCTTTCGCCATTCGTGCACATAGACATGCTGTGGTTGCAGGTTGTGATCAAACACCGCCACCATTTCTTCGAGGTGTCCAATCCTGCATGTTGGCGCGACGTAAATGCTTTTGCCGGCTTTACGCCAAACGTGCCAAAAGTAGATGTCGTCGTCGAGGCGGTCATCATTCCAAACACCGCCGGCGCCGGGCTCAGAATGAAACCACGGCTTCGGCAAATCTGCAAACGCCTTCACGCGCAGCAGTGTCAGCCCAAAATGGGCGGTTGTGACTTTGATCGGCAAGCCACCAACCCGCACAGCCTGCTCTTTGTTTGCCCCAACGGTCATCAGTGGGTATTTGCCGCCGCGTCGGCATTGCAGGGCGGCCATAGCATCAGCATTTGGCGTTTGAGCAAACACGTCACACAGGTGCTGCAGTTGTTTGGTGGTGAACAGGCTGTCAGAGTCAATCGACAGGATCCAATCAATGCCCTTTTCCACAGCATGCTCAAACATTCGCTGCATACACTGGCCCCAAAACACTCCTTGCGAGCAGTGCAGGTCGATTTTAAGCGGCTTCAGTGCTCCTTCAATGATGTTACGGGCAGCGACTGCTTCGTATCGTGGATGTGTGATATACGCACCAACTTTGACGCTGATCTGCCGCGGCTTTGCCGGCACGGCAGCGGCTGGCTTTGTTGCCCTACGATTCAAACTGACGAAATGGCTGCTGCAGTCATTGTCAGTTGAACACCATTCCTCAATTGCAATCATGCCGGCAGCCTCCAGCATCGCATCCAGCCGCTCAGCGTCATAGGCTGCTTTGTGAATGTCGTGCTCATCGGTTTGGCCGCCCATCAGGTAAAACAAACGCTTGCCATCATCGGCTGCCAGACACTTATCCACGTCTGGCACTGCGATCCACAGTGTGCCACCTGGTTTTAAAGCTCGCACCCAATCTGCCAGTGCCTTTGCGCCGTCAGCAAATGTCAAATGTTCCAGTACATGACTGGCTCGTATTTCGTCAACTGACGCATCTGGCACATTGAGCGGAAAACAGGGCTTTCCGTGTTTGATGTCCCAGTTGTTCCAGCCTTGCAATGGATGCTGCCCGCATCCCAAATTGAGTTTCATGCTGCCTCCAAAAAGCGGGGCTGCCGTTTGCCAGCGACAGCCCCTGCTCGACTAGATAAACACAACAGCGTCTGCAACGTCGGTCGTGCCACTCGGAGCGTTTTCAAGGTCGCTCAAGGTTGCGATTGCCGCCAATGTGACATTGTCGTTGGTTGTGGTTGCGGTGGTGACTGCCAGCCGCAAATAGCGCTTGCGGCCACGCAGGTCCACCCCATAATGCAACTCGCGAGCGGCTGTCAAATCTTCTGCGCTGCGTGTGGACAGCGTTGAAAAATTGGTGACAACCGTGTCATCTGATTCGCTGAGCACCAGCGTAGGCCCAACGGCGTTGGTGTTGATTTCGGATGCAAACGCAACGCGGATCGTGGCGTAGTTTGCGCCCTTCGTGTCGAGGTTTGCCGTGGTCGTTGCTGAGTTCGTCATGGATCGCGGCGAAATCAGCAGGCTGTCGTTTACTGCTCGTTCCTGCAACATATTTAAATCTCCAGAGGAGGGTTTGCCGAAAGGCGGGCCGACTCACAACGAATCGGCCGCGGTCATGTCACCAAATCAGCTGCCAGCAGTTTCGAGGCCGACAATCGGGCCGGCGACGCTGTTGGTGCCGTAGTCGTGAACCACGATTTCAAATCGCTCGGTGCCACGCACGCCAATTTGGTCGCGTTCCCACATCGACTGTCCGCCGACTGTGGCTTCGGTGCTAAAGGCGATGGACTCGCCGCCACGGGCACCAAATTTCGCACCCAGATTGAACGCACCGAACACAACCGGAATCTGGCTGTTGGCTTCGGTTGACGGGAACACCTGCGACGTGATGACGGGGTAGCCGAGGAAAACACTGCGGCGGATGCCGCCAATGATTTCTGATGGCAGGACACCGCCGGCAGCGTATGCAAGTTTCTGCATGACGCTGTGCTCAAAGGTCTTGTGGCAGATCCACGCGGCGCCGGGGACGTCAGCGTATGCTGGCAGCCCACCAATAACCTTGTTGAAATCAGTCAGTGTCAATTCAGACCATGCGTTTCCGCTGCCGAGGATCAACCCCGGAGCGGTGCCTGCGGTCAACTCATCAAGGCGAGTGCGAACGCCAGTGATGCCGCCGTAGGTGCTGGTGCCGTCACCATTGAACGCACACTCATCTTCCTTGTTGGCAAATGCGTAGGCAATTTCCCCGATCAAACGATCGGCCAGCCCAAGCACGTTGTCGGCGTTGAGTTCGTTGCTCATGCGAGCCAGAACCATCAGCTTTTTGGCAACCAGCGTGATCTGGTCAAACGTCATGTTGGACTCAGTGCCGGCAGCGTTTTCGCCGACAAAATACGCCGTCAATCCAGACTGCTGCCGCGGCATGGTTTTGGTGTCGCTGGCCATCTGCTCAACGCTGAACACCTGGCGGGCAACGCCGTAACGCTCACGCAACAGAATGAGGTCGCGGCTGAATTCGTCCGGAACCAGATAGCCGGCGCCTGTCGTGTCTGCGCCGCCTTCGCCGTGCGAAATGTTCCACAAACCAGCGTCGCGACAAAATGTTTCGGCGGCCACATTGCGGTACGGAATGGATCCGGTCGCTGAAATCTGAGCCAAGGCCCACATTCCAAAACGGTAGGCGCGGACTTCGGCCGGCACTTCGTCATCTGCGGCGAAATTTTTGAGCGGCACGCGGCGGACATTGCGCGGAATCCGGAATTGTGACTCACCGGATGCGTGCAAACCTGCGACGATGCCACCGGCGTTGACGATCTGGCGGATCGTGCGATTGTCCGGCTGATTGCGCAAAGCGGTCAGTCGGGCTGCCATCTCGTCGGCTTTTTGCTGCCGTTCGTTGATCGCGTCGATTTGTGCCTGCAGTGCCTCA